CACCCGCATGCCCGGCAGCCCTCGAGCGGTTCGAGGGGCCGGGCATCGCGCTACAAGGAGATCGAGATGGCATGGCAAGTTAGGGACATCAACGAGAACGACGTGGCGGCGATCGTCGACGTGCTGAGGCACGGTCCGATTCACGTCACGGAGCTTGCGCGCAGGCTAAACCGGTCGGACGCGTGGGTGCGCTGGGTAGCCAACCGGATGGTAGAGGTCGGGCGCGGTAAGGAGCTCAAGGGGCTCATGAGCTACAAGCGCGGGCAGTCGCGAATGGAGATCCCGTACGTCGAGAGCCTGAAACGCCACCGGAAGCTCAAGGCCGAGAAGCCGAAGCTCCCGCCTGCCGGCTGTCGTTACTGCGGCCTCCTGGGCCAGCTGGTCGGACAGAGCTCCGGGAGGCCACGGACGGTCTGTGACACCTGCACGCCAGAAGCTGACCTACAGCAGCGTGACCCGGATCACACGAGGACGTGGCGAGATGATGCCCGGTGGAAGTCGATCCTCGCGAAAGGCCACCAGGCGACCGGTGGCTGTCTCATCTGCGGCAGCTCCCGGGCGGCCCTCCGGGACGGTCGATACTGCGACTGGAGGCACGACCCGATCATGCTCGACCCCGGCGAGTTCGACACGCTCCTGGACCGCTACAGTACGGCACCGAGCCGTTTCGACACGTTCGGCAACCTGGTCCGGTGAACCGACCGAGCGGCGACCCCGGGGCCGATGACGCCGACCGCCAGGACGACGAGCTGGAGCAGCAGCTCGACAACGCGGACGACACCGCCGGGCTCCTCGCGTGGTTGCGCCGTGGTATGATCAGGCCAGGGGTCAAAAGCTAAGCCGGTGTATCTCGCTGTCCGCTGGCTGAAAGGGACGGGGCCCCTCTATGGATAAGCCGCCCTGGCGCTCCCGGACGCCGCTCTCGATCTCCCCATAGGACACCCGGGTTTCGGCCCGGGTGTTTTATTTCGTGGAAAGGTATTGACACCTTGATACGTCCCCGAGTAGTATTAATACATCGAGAGCGCACCACCTACCCGAAGGAGACACCGAGATGTTCATCGACACTTTCGAAGAGGGCTACATGACCATGGATGCTTACGGGCTCCTCGCTCAGTTCGGATTCATCAAGGACGAAGAGGACGGCACCGGAACCACGGCAACGATCGCCGAGATCGCGAACTTCATGGAGTGGACCCCGATCTACGCGTACCGGATGGTGATGAACATGGCGAAAGCAAATTATGTGAAGTTTGAACCTACTGGCCCGCGCGAGGCGCTTGTCACCCTCATCTAACGAACGACCCCCGGGAAACCGGGGGTTTCTTCTTGGGTACAATGTTTCCATAGGCTGCATGCAGGTTTGCCGGCTGGTCGTGTTCTGACCTCCCGCACCGTTCGTCTCGGTGGTGCAGCTCTGGGCCGCGAGGAAGCTACCTTAGGCCCGCCAGGCGCCCCCGGGGTGACGGGACAGGGGCGATCCTGGCGTCTCTACATGGAGGGGCCATGGGCCGAACCAGTAAATGCACTCCCGAACGCCAGGAGAAGCTCTGCCACGCCATCGAGCTGGGCGCGACGTACGCTCATGCCTGCAACTTCGCGGGCATCAGCTACGAGACGTTTCGCCGCTGGATGCGCGAGAGTCCGGCGTTTCATGACGCTATAAAAGAAGCCGAGGGCAAGGCGACCGTCGGATGGCTCGCCCGGATCGAGAAGGCGGCGAGCGAGGGCAACTGGACCGCTGCCGCGTGGAAGCTCGAGCGCCGATACCCGAACGACTATGGGCGCAGGGATGCACGTGAAGGCCCCCATGAGGCCCGTGAAGGCGAGGAACAGGTGAAGGTCGACGCGGAAGCCGTGATGTCAAAGCTCCGGGCTCTGACGGGCAGCCAGGACGGTCCAGCGTGAGCGCGGTCGTGATGGTCGGGGACTGCCGGGAGCTGATGGCCGGCCTGGCCGATGGCAGCGTGGACGCGATCGTGACGGACCCGCCCTACGAACTCGGATTCATGGGCAAGTCGTGGGACGCCTCGGGCATCGCCTACGACCTCGAGGTGTGGCGCCAGGCGCTCCGGGTGCTGAAGCCTGGTGGGCACCTCCTGGCGTTCAGCGGGAGCCGGACGTACCACCGGATGGTGTGCGCCATCGAGGACGCCGGTTTCGAGATCCGCGACCAGATCATGTGGCTGAACGGGAATGGATTCCCGAAGTCGCACAACGTGAGCAAGGCTATCGACGCTTCGATCATGTACGGGAAGTCGAACAGCGCCGGGATGCGGATGTTCAATGATAACCATGCTATATCAAGCAGGAGACTCAATGGAGTCGACAGCAGGTTACGTCAGCGCGGAATCGAGCAGGGATACAGAACCGAGAAAACGATAAAGCGTGAGCATGCGCCCATCACCGCCCCCGCGACGCCCGAGGCCGAGAGGTGGTCCGGATGGGGCACGGCGCTCAAGCCTGCTCACGAGCCTATCGTGGTGGCCCGCAAGCCGTTCAAGGGCACGGTGGCGCAGAACGTCCTGGCGCACGGCACCGGGGCGCTGAACATCGACGGGTGCCGGGTGGGGACGGATGGAGACAACTCCGGCCGCTGGCCCGCGAACGTCATTCACGACGGCAGCGACGAGGTGCTGCGGCTGTTCCCGGATGCTAGAAGCAGCGGAAAATACTCAGCTCAAGACAGCGGAAATAAAGCAGATCGCGTCACAGGCTTCGGTGGCGCCGGAGTCCCTGCGACCATGTATGCCGATTTCGGATCCGCCGCCCGGTTCTTCTACTGCGCGAAGGCCAGCAAGCGCGACCGCGAGGAAGGGCTCGATGGTGCCGGATCCCGCGCGAACCACCACCCGACCGTCAAGCCCACGGACCTCATGCGCTATCTGTGCCGGCTCGTGACGCCCCCTGGTGGCATCGTGCTCGACCCGTTCACGGGATCTGGGTCCACGGGCAAGGCCGCCGTCCTCGAGGGATTCCGGTTCCTCGGGTGTGAGCTGTCGGAGGAGTACGCAGCCATAGCACGGGCCCGCATCGCCGCGGCATCTACCGAGGCCCCGTGAACTTCCACGACCTGGCCGGAAGCCCCGACGGGGAGCGCATCCTCGCGAGCCTCACGCCCGCCGAGCTGGCCGCGCTTCGATACGCGTGGCCGTTCTGGGCGAGGCCCGAGCAGCTCGCTCCCGCGGGCACCTGGCGCACGTGGCTCGTGAAGGCCGGCCGCGGCTGGGGCAAGACCCGCGTCGGGGCTGAGTGGGTGCGGCAGCAGGCACGGTCCCTCGGGCGCATCGCCCTCGTGGGCCCGACCGCCGCGGACGTCCGGGATGTCATGGTCGAAGGCGATTCCGGGATCATGTCGATATGCTCCCCTGACGACCGCCCCGAGTACCAGCCTTCCCGCCGCCGGCTCGTGTTCCCCTCGGGTGCGCTGGCCTACTGTTACAGCGCCGACGAGCCCGAGCGCTTGCGAGGCCCGCAGCATCACGCGGCGTGGTGCGACGAGGTGGGCGCCTGGCGCTACCCCGAGGCGTGGGACCAGCTGCGGATGGGCCTGCGTCTCGGCAGCGACCCCCGTGCTGTCGTCACGACCACGCCCAGGCCGACGGACCTGATGCGCCGGATCGCCGCCGACCCCGGTACCGTCGTGACCCGCGGGACGACCTTCCAGAACCGCGCGAACCTGGCCCGGGAGTTCCTCGAGGCCATCGTGTCGCGGTACGAGGGCACGCGTATCGGCCGCCAGGAGCTCCTGGGCGAGGACCTCGACGATAACCCCGCGGCCCTGTGGCAACGGGCAGAGATCGACGCCAACCGCCGTCACGTCCTGCCCGAGCTGGTGCGGGTCGTCGTCGCCGTGGACCCCGCGGTGACCGCCGGCGAGGAAGCCGACGAGACCGGGATCATCGTGGTGGGCCTCGGTGCTGACGGACACGGGTACGTCCTGGACGACCGTTCGATGCGCGGCAGCCCGGACGCGTGGGGCCGCGAAGTGGTCGCCTGCTACAATCGGCACAAGGCGAACGCGATCGTGGTCGAGGTGAACCAGGGCGGTGACCTCGTGCGGCATCTCCTGGGTACACTGCAAGGAAGGCTCCCGATTCGTGAGGTGCGGGCATCCCGCGGCAAGGTGGCCCGTGCCGAACCCGTGGCGGCGCTATACGAGCAGGGCAAAGTCCATCACGTGGGCGCGTGGTCCGGTCTCGAGGACCAGCTGTGCGGGTGGACCCCGGGGCACGAGAGCCCGGACAGGATGGACGCGCTTGTGTGGGGCGTCACCGAGCTGATGCTCGAGCGGGCAGCCGAGCCGGGTATACGCAGGTTATGACATGTCTGCGAAGGGAGCGATGATGGGATTCCGTGACTGGATGCGGCGCGCGCTTGGCGTCGAGGTGAAGGCCAGCGCGACCACGCAGGCCCTCGTCCGCAACCTTCCGGATGCGGTGTGGACGCCCCGGGACTATCAGGCGCTCTCCCGCGAGGGCTACGCCACGAACCCGTGGGTGTACGCCTGCATCACCGAGATCGCCCGTGGCATCGCCGGCATTCCCTGGCGGCTCTACCAGGGCCGCGGCGAGGCAGCCCGTGAACTGGACAGCCACCCGCTCCTCGACCTGCTGCGCCGCCCGAACCCCGAGCAGGGATACGGCGCGTGGGCTGAGCAGCTCGTGAGCTTCCTCCTCATCGCCGGGAACAGCTACGTCGAGGCCGTCGGTCCCGACCGTGGCGCCCCGCGAGAGCTGTACGTCCTGCGCCCCGACCGGATGCGGGTGCTTCCCGACGCTCAGAACCGGGTGCGCGGCTACCGTTACGAGGTCTCGACGGCGCGGATCGACCTCGACACGGAGCACTGCCTTCACATCCGGCTGTTCTCGCCGCTCGACGACTGGTACGGGATGTCTCCGCTCGAGGCCGCGGCCCGTGCGATCGACCAGGACAACGAGCTCGCGCGGTACGAGGTCCGGCTCCTCCAGAACCAGGCGATGCCCGGGATGGTCCTCCGCTCGCAGGACGCCCTGGACGATCGCCAGTACGACCGGCTGAAGCAACAGATCCAGCAGCTCTACCAGGGCACCGACAACGTGGGCCGCCCGATGATCCTCGACGGTGGGCTGGAGGCGCAGCCGCTGAGCTTCTCGCCGCAGGACATGAGCATGGACAAGTCGATGCTCTGGTCGGCTCAGCGGATCTGCGCGGCATTTGGCGTGCCGGGCGAGCTGGTCGGACTCATGTCGGCCACCTACCAGAACCGCCGCGAGGCTAGAAAAGCACTCTACACCGAGACGATCCTCCCGCTCCTCGACCGCATCGCCGACGACCTGAACAACTGGCTCGCGCCCCAGTTCGGCCCGGCGCTCACGCTGTCCTATGACCGCGACAGCATCGAGGCGCTCCAGGAGGACCGCGAGGCGCTGTTCAATCAGATCCAGAAGGCCGACTGGCTGACGGTGAACGAGCAGCGCGTGATGGCCGGTTACGAGGAACGCGAGGAGGGAGATGTCATCCTCGCGTGGAAGGCGAAGGCTCCTCTCCAGGATCTCTCGGCGCAGGCGCAGGCGGAGGCTCAGGCCGCCGCGGTGCAGGCCGAGATGCCACCGCAGGCTCCGACGACCGGCCAGGCTTCCGCTCCGGCTCCCGAGGTGAAGGCAGCACCCGACCCGCTCGAGCAACTGAACGAGGCGATGGACCGGCGCCGCGAATATTGGGCCGGTATCTACGAGCCGCGAATCCGGAAGGCTCTCCGCGCCGGTCTGGACGCCATCGCCGACCAGGTGGAGGGCGGCAACATAAACCCTAGTTTCGGCTCTCAGGGTGCTCTCACGCCCGTCCTGACGAGCCTGTTCGACAAGGTTGGGCGTGACAGCGCGGCGATGGTCGGGAAGGCCCTGATGCATCGCAAGAAGGCTCTCGGGGTGCGAGAGACGAAGGGAGTCTTCGCGAACGTCCGCTCGCTGTGGGATTCCTGGGTCAAGGCAACGGTTGCCTCGCAAGTCACGCTCATCGACGAAGAGACTCGGTTGCAGCTGGCCGCATTGATTACACGCGGCCTGGACGAAGGCTGGACGCACAAACAGATCGCCTACGAGATCCGACACACCTACGAGGTCGTCGAGTATCTCGACCGAGAGGGAGATCTGCGCGTTCTCGGTGTTCTGCGTGGTGATCGTGAGACGAACCTCCAGTATCGCCCGATGCTCATCGCCCGCACAGAGGTCGGGATGGCCTCGAGCAAGGGCGCTAACATGGAGGCTGTGTCGCTGAACCAGGACGTGCAGCCGCTGGGCATCGAGCTGCGGAAGAAGTGGGTGTCCCTCGTGGACAGCCGCAGCCGCCCGGAGCACGCGGCGATGAACGGAACGACGATTCATCTCGATGATGCTTACAACGTGGACGGCGCGAGGATGATGCACCCTCACGACCCGGCTGGCGGCGCGTCGAACGTCTGCAACTGCCGGTGCATGGAAGTCTATGTCGAGGTCCCGATCGACCAGGCGCTAGTCTCGGCGCGTCAGGACCTGATGAACCGGATCAATCAGGCTGGAGGTTAGATATGGTCGAGATCGTTCAGCACGGCAACCGCCGTGCCGCCATGAACGCGGCGCAGATCAAAAGCGAGCGGTACGGGCCGCTGGCGTCGGTGCTGCATCAGGACCGCGCAAGCGTCATCCTCAAGGGCGACGACGTGCTTGAGGTCCACACCTGGATCAACGAGCATGAGTGACCTGCATCCCGCGAGCCCGGACCCGAGTGAGGCGATCCGCCGGGCGATCATCCACCCGATCGTGTCGCACGTCCAGGGCGAGCGTCACGCGGTGGCTGCCTGCGAGATGCTCGAGCAGGACCTGCGCGCACGATTCCCCGGGGTCAAGACCCGGCGGAGCATGTTCTGGGATGGAGACGGCGGTGGCGAAGCGGAAGTCTTCTGTGACGCGATCCACGCGGGGGTGGCACCCGTCACCATCTTCCGGTGGCCAGATCCCGCCGATAGTGAGGCCGACGTTCGATGACGTCATGCAGGATGAGCGCGGCAAGCGGTACGACTACCGGCCGTCGCTGGACAAGTGGGACCGGGAGGTCTGGCACGAGAGTCAACCCGCGGCCCGTGCGGGAGCGGAGGAAGAGTGTCGCGAGAACCCCGGCAGCACGTTCGTCCTCGAGACCGAGGGCTATCTCGTCGCAAGATGCGACTGGACATGGACCTTCCACCGAGTTCGGGAGATGCACCCGTACAGCGCGGATCACTAGAGGAGGCGCCCGATGCCGATCGAGAAGTATCTGACGCCCCCGCAGGTGGTGAGGGAGGCGCTGCGCCGGGGCCTGGAGCTGCACGAGGCCGGGGCAAGCGGCGAAGGTCTCCAGCCCGAGACGGTGGCGTGGGCTCGCCGGATGGCCTCGGGGGAACCCGCGAGCCGTGACAAGATCATCAAGATGCGCGCCTGGCACGCCCGCCACGCGGTCGACAAGCGGCCCGGGTGGGACAGCCCGCCGACACCTGGATACGTGGCGTTCCTCCTCTGGGGGGGAGAGCCCGGGCGGGTATGGAGTAACAAGGTGGCTGAAATGATCGACCGAGAGGAGGCCGGCAAGGCCATGAAGACCATCGACCGTAAATCCGTCCGCATCTCGGATGGCGACCTGGCCGACGAGGCCGGCGTGTTCACCGGCTATGCCAGCATCTTCAACAATGTGGACCAGCACGGCGACGTGGTGATGCCGGGAGCGTTCCGCAAGTCGCTGAGCGAGCGCGGCAACGTCGTCCCCCTGCTCTGGCAGCACGACACGACTGAACCCGTCGGCGTGCTCGAGCTGGTCGAGGACAGCAAGGGACTCCGGGTAGTGCGCGGCGAGATCAACCTCGAGACCGCCCGCGGTCGTGAAGCTTACGCGCTGCTCAAGCAGGGCGCGATCAAGGGCCTGTCGATCGGTTACCAGGTCGTGCAGGACGGCTGGCAGGGCAAGGTCCGCCAGCTGAAGGAACTCAAGCTCCTGGAGGTTAGCCTCGTGACTTTTCCCGCGAACGAACTCGCCAGCGTGACCGCCATCAAGAACGATTACGGGTCTGAGCATCAAGCCCGGATGGCCCAGGTCCTCACGCTGATTGAAGTGGGTATGAACAATCTGGTCATGGCGAAGGCCATGATGGAAGCACTCCTCATGGAGGGGCCGGAGGAATCCACCCCGCCCGAAGGAGCCGCACCGGAGGAGCCCGGGATGCCCGAGGAGGACATGCCGGAGATGGACACCCTCGCCGCCCTGCTGCGTGCGGCACTGAAAGGATAACGAACATGTCCGAGATTCAGAATCTCTGGCACGAGTTCAAGGGAGTCAACGACCGAGCCCTGGCGGAAGCCAAGAAGCTCGGCGAGGCTGCCGCTGAGACTCGCGCCCACGTCGATCGCATTAACGAGCGCATCGACGCCCTCGAGACCAAGACCAACCGCCCCGCTCTCCTCGGCAACGCTTCGGCTGGTGCTGACGAGTCGAAGGCCGCTTACAACAAGTTCCTTCGCACCGGCGCTGTCGAGCAGAAGGCCCTGATCCTTGCTGACGACACCCTCGGTGGCTACCTGGCCCCGGAAGAGTTCGTCCGCGAGATCATTCGCGGCATCACGGTCGCCTCGCCGGTCCGTTCGGTCGCTCGCGTCCGTCAGACCGCTGCCAAGGCCATTCAGCTCCCGAAGCGCTCCGGCGTGTTTTCGGCTGCCTGGGTCGCTGAGCAGGGCACCCGCTCCGAGACCACCGGCCTGACCTTCGGCCTCGAAGAGATCCCCACGCACGAGATGTACGCCCTGGTGGACGTCTCGCGCCAGATGCTCGAGGATGCCGCGTTCAACGTGGAAGCCGAGCTGAACGCCGAATTCGCCGAGCGGTTCGCCGTGGCTGAAGGTTCCGCCTTCATCTCGGGCGATGCGATCGGCAAGCCGGAAGGCCTGCTCACGAACGCCTCGATCGGCGAGACCAACTCGGGCGTCTCGACCGCTGTCGGCGCGGACGGGCTCATCGAGCTGTTCTACGCGATCAAGGATGCCTACGCTCGGAATGCGGTGTGGATGATGCGTCGCGCGACCATCGCCAGCGTCCGCAAGCTCAAGGATGTGACCTCGGGTCAGTACCTGTGGCAGCCCGGCCTGTCGGGCAGCGAGCCCGGCCTGCTCCTCGGCCGCCCCGTGGTCGAAGCTCCCGACATGCCCGCGGAAGCCGGCGGCGCGTTCCCCGTGCTGTTCGGTGACTTCGGCGCCGGCTACACGATCGTCGATCGCGTCGCGATCGAAGTCCAGCGCGACCCGTTCACCCAGGCCGCCAGCGGCAACATCCGGTTCATCGCTCGCAAGCGCGTCGGTGGCCAGGTGGTCCTGCCCGAGGCGATCCGCAAGCTCAAGTGCTCGACCTAAGGAGGGGCGACGATGAAGGACCTTAAGAACAACATCGAACCCGCTCTCTCGCTGAACCCTGCCGCTCGCACGTCGTCCACGAACGGCGCCGCGGTGGATCTCCAGGGCTACGAGAGCGCACTCGTGATCGTCCACTGCGGAGCGATCACGGACGGCACGCACACCCCGTCGGTCGAGCACTCGGACGCTTCCGGGTCCGGCTACACCGCGGTGGCGGCTGCTGACCTCATCGGCAGCCTGGCGGCCTGCTCGCAGAACGCGATTCAGTCCGTGAGCTACATCGGCAATAAGCGCTACGTCCGCGTGGTGCTGACGGTTGCCGGCTCTCCCGCCACGGGTGCCATCGTCGAGGCGATGGTCGCTCGCGGCAACGAACGCCACAAGGGCGGCGTCGCGGTCTAACGTCAAGGGAGGGGGGCCTCGCGAGGGGCTCCCCTATCCCCACCCCGGGAGGGATCATGGGCCTGCAACTCTACACGGCACCGGCGACCGAGCCGGTCACGCTCACCGAGGCGAAGGCGTTCCTGCGCATCGACTCGACGGAGTTCGCCGCGGATGTTACCGAGGTCCAGTCGATCAAACCCGCTCTCCAGTCTGTGGTCGCTGCATACGGGCTCGTGGGGTCTACCGTGTCGGTCCTCGGGTTCTCTGGCAGGGTCCTCGTGCAGCTCAACGCTGGCACGTTCACCGGCGGCGCGGCCGTCGATGTGCGCATTCAGCAGTCGTCCGATACCGTCACCTGGACCACCTTCGCGGACTTCGGCCAGGTCACGGCATCGAACGATGACCAGATCCACGAGATTGAATACACCGGTGCGGCTCAGTACCTGCGGGCTGTCGCCACGGTTGCCACGGCTGCCGCACCGTTCTCGGTAACCATCGTCAAGGATGCGGCGTCGAGCCCCGACGACACGCTGATCACGAGCCTCATCGCGCAGGCCCGCGGGCTCGTCGAGGACTACACACGGCGCAGCCTCATCACGCAGACCTGGGACCTGTGGCTGGACCGCCCGGTCGAGGACCCGGTGGATTACCGGTATCCCCTGCCCGAGGCGCCGTTCTACCTGTCGGGTCGCGCGCGTCGGCTCCCGTGGGTGGAACTCCCGCGAGGCCCGGTCCAGTCGGTGACCTCGGTCAGCTACTTCGGCGACGACAACGTGGCGCAGACCTTCGCGGCGAGCAACTACTATCTCGACAGCTCGGGCCTCGTGCCGCGCCTGGTCCTCGTGCGGGGGCAGACCTGGCCCGATGGCCTGCGGGACGTGGCCGGGCTGCGCATCCGGTACGTCACCGGGTTCGGCACGGCGGCCAGCGTTCCTGCACAGCTCAAGCTCGCCGTGCTCCAGGCGGTCGCGTGGTTCTACGAGAACCGCGGCGGCCAGGAGCTGCCGTCTGGCATCCGGGTCCTGCTCGACCCGTTCCGCGCCGTCCGGGTGTTCTGATGGCCGTCGTCTCGAACGAGATCCGGGCGCTCAAGATCGACCTGTCGCGGCTCGCTGGCAGGCTCGGGAATCACAGCGTCGCGTTCAAGCGCTTCGAGAACCACATTCGCACCGAGCTGGTGGATCACTTCCAGGCGCTGAGGAACGGAGGGACGAACCGTGGGGTCTACTGGGCCTACTACAAGACCCCGGTGTATGTGCGAAAGACTGACGGCGTGGCTGTCCCGCCGTGGGGTGGCGTGCCTCGCCTGGCTGCGAACCGAGAGTATCAAGGCACTGCGGGATGGAGACTCTCTGTCCTGGGTTCGTTTTCTAATCGCTCTCGCGATCGTGGGAGCAGCATCCGCCGCGGTCGTCGCTCAACTGTGAACGAGCCGCTTGTACGCGGGCGCCTTCGGGCCTCGGGGAAGCGCCTCGCGGAAGGCGACGCCATCCTCCAGGACACGCGCGACCTGCTGATCTCGGTCACGACGGCTCTCGGTAGGAACGGCATCCGGCAGATCGGACCGCTTGAGATGCGCTTCGGCACGCAGCTCGCATACGCCGAGGAGATGAACCGCCGGCGACCGTTCCTTTTCTTCACGAACGCGGATCGCGACACGCTCGAGCGGATGATCCTTGAAGGAACGATCGGAGGCACCGGTGGCAACCGCTGACAGGTTCAATTGGATCAACCAGTCCGTGAACGCCGTGGCGACCGTGCTGCGCTCGAGCACGGCCTTCATGGACGCCAGCGCCCTCGCGGGCGGGGTGGGCGTCGTGACCCAGGTGGTCGAGCACGACATCGAGCAGGCTGTGATGGCCCGTCACGGGGTCGTGGTGGCGAGCGTGAAGTACGCCGGGCACGACCGCGCGGCAGACGATGACGCGGCCGGGCAGACCGATTACCTGGTCCGGCTCGAGATCCGGATGATGGGCCGGCTCCCGGTCGAGCATCGCCCCGGCGACCGGGTGGGCCTGCTGACGAGCATCCAACGGGCGGCGTCCTGCATCGAGACCCTGATGGCCCTCGAGATCGGCCCCGGTGGTGGACAGTTCGGCGG